AGAGCGCGGGCTTTGCAAGCCTGAGGTCAGGGGTTCGATCCCCCTATGCTCCACCATGGTGGTATTAGTCGAACCCCGTGGTTCGGCTATTATGTGGCATGGCGAACACTCGTCATAGTCACGAGATACAAGAAGACCCCCAGCTAGGGGGTCTTCTCCTTTTCTGGCCAGGTTTCTGGCCCTACACCTTGAGCAGGTAGTCATCCGCCGCAGGTCCGCCCGTGGGCTTGCCGACTGCCACGTACCGCTTCTTGCCGGAGGATGCGCCGGTGTAGCGTCCCCACACCCAGCCGTCTGCGATCTTGTACCAGTCATCGAGCACCACGGTCTGACCCTTGGAGTAGCTTGCCACCACGTTGCCGCCCAGGGTGGGGGCATCGCGCACGTTCAGGGAACTGACAGTGCATCGGTAGGTTCCCCCGAAGCCCGTGCCGGTCTTCTCTCCCGAGTTGGAGGCGGAGGGCGCGGAAGGCTTCGCAGCAGGTTGCTGGGCCGGCGTGGAAGGTGCTGATGCCGAGCCGCTCGGCCCGATGCCGGCGGCTTCGAGGATGGCATCGGCGATCTCGGTGATGCGCGTATCGAAGATGCTGCGGTCCTCGGCGTTGGAAATGAAGCCCACCTCGGCGAGGCGGTAGTTGATGCCTCGGTTCGCTGCGCGCTTCGGGTTTGCCAGATCGGTGCGCTTCACGATGGTCTGCGAGCGACCTGGCAGAATTGCCGATAGATTTGCGGCTAGGGCCTTGTCGAACTCATCGGCGTCGAACCCACCGTAGATGATGACGTGGGCGCCCCGGGCGCTCTCAGCAGCATAATCGCGGTGCAATTCGATCAGCATGGCGCCCTTCGGTAGCGTGAGCTTGTTGATGCCGCCGTCGGCGTACCAGTTGCGCGAGGTGTCGAGCACTTCCACATCTGAGCCGCCGCGCTGCTTGATGACCGAGGCAAGTGCGCGCACGCGCTCCTCCTCGGTCTGGCCACCTGCGCAGGCTCCGGGGTCACCTGCGCCATGGCCGGCAATGATGTACAGCTTTGCCATACTTACCTCCAATACTCAGACGGCAGGCCCTCGTCAACCCAGTGCGTGCCGTCGTACCAGTAGCTGCCGACTCCCGATTCGCGCGCCCATTCCTTCTCTTGAGGGGTGAGGAGGTCGCGGTCGCGGGCCGGCGCCTCCATCGTCTGCAATTCGGGGGTCTCGGGCATCGGGTGCCATTGCGATGCGAGCACCAGGGCGGCGCCGATGCCGATGAGCATGGCCAGGACGGCCAGCTCGTAGAGAAGGGCGCGCCTAAAGCCGCGCGCCCGTGGCATGCTCGTCCTCGATCTCGACGGTCAGGTCGGCAGCATCGGGGTCGTGCGGTTTCAGGGTCTTGATTACGGGCAGCTGCGCGATGACGGGGTTCAGGGCGCACAGGTTCTCGCAGATGCTCACGACTTCCGTGGCCACGATGAACAGGCAGACGGCTCCGACGGCCGGCAGGTCCGGCACGCTCACGCCGATGCCCACTTCCGCGACCTCGAAGTTGAGCCACAGGGCGCCAACTTCGTAGACGAACGCCAGGGCGATGAGCCCGAAGAACCCGGCTTTGTGCCAGAGTCCCTCGCGCATCTTGCCCGATTCGATAGTCTTGCACTTCACAGCCCCGGCGAAGCCCGTGAGAATGTCGAGAATCATCATCACGGCGGCGACGGCGACGGGCTGCCACTGGATGGCCAGCTCTTCCATGGGTTATTCCTCTCCTTGTTCGGTGGGTGTCTCTTCGATGACCTCCGCGATGGGTTCGTCATCGTCTGCCGGCATGGCTTCGAGTTCGTTGATGCGGGCGCGGCACTGCTTGCGCAGCTTGATGGTCTGCGCGATCTGCTTGCCGGCGTTGGCCAGGGCGCTGAGCAGTTCGGCAACGCCATCGGCGGCGAAGATATCCTCGATGGCCCGGAGAATCTGGTAGTCCGTGTTGTCCAGGATGTTCTTGCAGCCGTTGATCTCGCCCTCGATTTCGGCGCGTTCCACGTGGGTCCTCCTTTCGTCTTATCGGGTGACCCACTTTATTGAGAGTGTCGCCTTATGCGGCCAGGGGCAGGTTCCAGGCTATTTCAGTGAGACCCCCCCGGCAAGTGTTCGCCGGGTCGAACAATTCACGGTACAGGGCGTCCATCCGCTGCACCGTCTCGGTCGCGTCCAACTTGAGAAGGCCGCCGCGCCATGACTGGTAGGACTGCTCCACCTGCTCCATGGTCATGGTGCCGCGCGCGACCATTTCCGCCTGCTTCTTGAGCGTCCTGCGCTCGCGTGTGATGCTCTCGCGCGACGGCCTCACGATGATGCGTCCCGTCTCCGTGAACGTGAACCGCTTTTTGAGGAATCTGAAGCCGCGGGACAGCTTGACGATCTGGGTCTTGCGCGGGTTGAGCATCGCGCCGCGCTCAAGGCAGAGCGCCTCGATGCACCCGAGCACGACCTGCAGGCGCTCTTTCGACGAATCGAGCACGTAGAGGTCGTCCATATAGCGCCCATAGGCCTCCACTCCGCAGCACTCTGTCACGAAGTGGTCGATCGGGCTGAGGAAGGCGACGGCGTGGGTCTGGTTCGGCTCGTCTCCGAGACCGAGGCCGACTTCGCCCTGCTTGTCTATGAAGTGGGCGCCCAGTTCCCTGAGCCGGGAATCCTCAAGCTCGCCGAGTATCTCCTTCGCGTGCGCGTGGTCGATTCTGCCGAAGTAGTTGGACAGATCGACTAGGAGGATGTAGCCGGCCTCGCCGTGCTTTCGGTAGTGCCTCGCCAGCTGCTTCTTGATTCTCTTGATGGCGTAGTCCTGGCCGCGCCCCCTGACGTTCGCGGAGTTGTCGGCGACGAGCGTGGGGGTGACCGCCGGCACGAGCGCGTTCTGGTTGTATGACTTCTTGATGACGCGCTCGGGAAAGCAGACGGCGGCGATGTGCCGCTCCTTGCCGCGCTCGTATATCGTGAAGCGGTGAACGGGGCGGCAGACCTCGTTGCCCTCCATGAGGTCATGGTTGGCCTTGACGATGCCGCGGAGTATGCGCGTTCGGTACCGCTGGACGCTCGCCTTCCAGGACACCCCGCGCGATGCCTGCTTCGCCGCGTTGTACAGGGCGTTGAGGTCCGCTATATCCTTAAGGGTGCAGTCTTTGACGCGCTCGGCCCTCTTGGCCGCGCGCTCCTCCTCGCGCCGTTGCCGGCGCGCCGCTCTTCTCTCCTCCGAGTTCACGAGTGTACCCCGCACGGCTCCCAATGGAGCGTTCTGCCAGCCGCGTGAAGGTGTGGCATGAAACGGCGCGGAACGTCCAACGCGCCGCCATGCAAGCAGCGTCCGCCACCCTTCGCGGGGTACTTATTGACGGGGTTGCCCCCGAAGGTCGCGCATCCCTTCCTCTTAGGCACGGCGTTCGCAGAGCTACTAGGACTGGCCGCAAGGGAATCAGGGCGCCACGCCCACCCCGGTGTTCGAGGCCGAGTTGTTGTTGGCATTGCCGTTCGAGTTGACGTTGCACGCGTTGGACGAGCCGAGGCCCGACACGCAGCGGAGCCACACGTTGGACGAATATGCGACACGCGACCGCTGGCCATTATACCCGCCCATCGCCTCGCATCAAGATGAGGTCTCTGAGCCTCTGCGCCTCCTCCTCGGCGGCTCTCAGCCTGTCCTCCTCGCTCTCCCCGCCGATCAGCTTGACGCCGTTCTTGGCTGCCTGTAGCAGGCCGATCTCGCCATCCAGCAGGGTCAGCAGCTCCCTCATTTCGTTGAGGTCGATGCCCGAGCGCCCAGGCTCCTCGGAGCCGTCCGGGTTCTTCTTGGCGCCGCCGCGCACCTCGACCAGGCAGGCGAGGTCATCGTACAGGGTGTTCGCGTCCGCTATGGCCATGGCCAAGTACTTCTTGCGCTCGATCACGGCCCAGCTGCTGTTCGGGTAGAAGGCATCGGCCCGCTCGATGTTGGCGATCATGGAGCGGGCGGTCTCGCACATGGGGACCGCGAAGGTGAATCGGTAGGACTTCGGCACGAGCCGCTCCTTGTGCACGACCCTCACGACCTCGTCGCGTATGCACATCGCGCGGAAGAAGAACTCGCGGCTAGACAGCCCGCGCTTGCGCGCATAGACGCCCATGGCAAAACCTCCAAAAAATCGAAAATTGCAGCGACCGCTTCGCGGTATAAAGATCAGGAGCCGCGCGAGGCGGCTCCTGAGAAGTATACGGTACGGCTAATGCTTAGCCTAGGAGGAAGCAGGGCGCCACGCCCACCCCGGTGTACGAGGCCGAGGTGTGGCTGGCATAGCCGCTCGAGCCGACGGTGCACGCGTGGAACGAGCCGAGGCCCGACACGCAGCGGAGCCACACGCGGGACCTGGTGCCGTCGGGCGTGCGGAATATGCGGTCCCTCGGCAGCTGGAAGGCCGGAATCTGTCCGACGATGCCGCTGCCGTACCGGCTGCCCCAGTAGACGCACCCGTATATCTCCCCCTCGTCGGGCAG